GCCAAGTCGTGGTAATGATAAGCACGTACGAGTAAATTCTTGTGCACCGCTGTTTGAGGCTGGATTAATCTGGGCTCCTGACGAGCAATTTGCAGAAGAAATGATCGAAGAATGCGCGTCATTTCCATATGGCGATCATGATGACTTAGTTGACAGTATGACTATGGCTATCATGCGATTCAGGCAGGGAGGCTTCCTACCCCATCCAGAAGATTACGAAGATGAAAAAACAGAACCTAGGAAGATGGAGTATTATTAATGGCAGCAAACAAAACATTACAGTATTTTTTAACACCTTTATTGAAAAAGTTTTTTCAAGATATGGGTCGTGACCCTAATAATTTAGAAATGCTTTTAATTAAACAACAAGCTGGTAAATTATTAAAAGATTCTAATAAAATAATTAATTTTCCACAAAAAAGAAGTTTTGCAGAAGAAATAAAAGCCATGAAAAAAAGTGGTGATATTGTAGACACAGATAATATGGTAATTAGTGACAAAATTACTGAAAGAGAAATGTTTAAGAATTCTAATTTAAACAAACCTAGACCTGTAAAAACAGAAGAAGAATTAAAAATAAAGTTTGACAAAGAAAACCAAGAATCCATACAAAGATTTAAAGACAAAATGAAAAAAGAAGATGATCCTAAATTTTACACAGGTGGTATCGTAGACGTTGAACCAAGTCTCGATGACATCGGTCATGGTTCAGATGCCTTGATGGCTAGAACAAGATTAGTGTCACCTGGTAATCAAGCAACTACATCAACTGGTTTAAATTATTTACTTGCAGAAGACAATGACAACATGAGAGTTCCTTTTGCAGGTGGTAAAAGTTTTTCTGAATCAGAGTTATTAGAATTTAATAAAGCTATTAAAGAAAAAATAAAAAAAGGCGGCAGATCTAATATGCCTGTTATTGATCCAGAAGAATATAAAAAATATTTAGAATCATTTAAAACAACTAAAGCAGCAGAAGGTGGTCGTATAGGTTTTTCAGATGGTGGCATAGGTCGTAGAGAATTTTTAAAATTACTTGCAGCTCTAACAGGTGCAACAGCTGCAGCTAAATCTGGTATATTAAGTTTAGGTGGTAAAGAAGCTGGTAAAAAAGCTGTAACTGAAACTGTAAAAAAAGCTGCAGGATCAGGAAACCCTCCTCCATACTTCTTTAAGCTAGTAGATAAAATTAGAACACTAGGTGATGATACACTTGCTTCAAAAGATAAAGCCATAGCTAAAAAATATAAAGATTATTATATGGAAGAAGACTTTGCTGGCAACATAGAAATTATTAAAAAAGGTGAAGACTTTGCTGGAAATAAAATTGAAGATGTTTACATGAGCTACAAAGTAGATGATGTAGCGCTTAAAAATAAAAAAGGATTTGCTAAAGCTGAAGAGTATGAAGAGTTTACCGCAAGACCAGACATGGAAGGTAAGATGAAAGATGTTGAACCAGGTGTGCCAGATGAAGTTGTTAATGAAGGATCTGTGTTTGAAGATAACATGACAGAGTTTGGAATGACTAAAAAAGCAGACGGCGGTCGTATTGGTTTTAATTTAGGTAGCCTTGCTAAACTTGGTATTACAAGTTCATCACGTAGATTTTTAGAAAAAGTATTTGGTAAAGAAAATTTAGAAATCATGCTTAAACGAGATCCTGAAATGCACAGAGGATTATTAGAAGTTGTTGAGATGTTTAGAAACAGAGACAAAGAAGGTTTAAAAATGTATATGCAAAAATTTTTACCACACATGGATGATGAAACAGTTGAAGCGTTTATAAAAGGTGATGCTGCTGATGCTGCTGGCCAAGCAAAGTATGGTCTTGATAATATACAAGGTCAATTAATTAGACTTGGCAGTGGTCGAGATTACCAAGGTAAAATAGAAGCAATGAAAAAATTAGAAAATGCTCAAAAACTAGACGCCTTAGACGTCACCGAAGAAATGATTCGTAAGCCAAACGCATCAGGTGGCATTCAAACTATGTTAGGTGAATAATGGACATAGAAAAAATTTTATATACCTACGAGGATGACTACAATCCAAGCTCCATGGTCCCTGGACCACGGAACACGTACGCTAGTGGCCAGTTAGTACGAAACACGATTGATGGATCACGGCCAGGGTATAGTGGTGATGCAATTAAATTACCAGATTCTCCAGATGCAGGAACAAAGCATTTAGGAAATGGTGTTTATGAAGTTACATCTAAAAAAGGTTTTAAAACTTATTATGGTAAAGCAAGAGGACAAAAAAAATCTTTTGGTAAAGATAAAGAAGCTGCTGAAAATTTTGTTAAAGAAACCAAAGAAAATATTCCAGCAAAAAAATCAGTCATAGATATTCAGTCTGAAAGCGGAACTCTTTTAGAACAACCAAAATACAAAGCAAATTTAACCAAAGCATTAGATGAGGTCACTGCTTTACAAGAAAAAGGATATGGTAACATAGACGAAATTGTAAAAAAATATCAAAAGATATTTACTCAAAAAGTTGGTTCTAAAACTAAAACAGGAAAAACTGTAACAACAGGTGTGGGTAGCACAGAATACAAAGCAATTACATTTGCAATAAATGAACACGCAAAAAAATTAGGTATTCAAAGTATAAAAAACAATAATGCTATAAAAGCATTAAATGCTTATACAAAATTAAAGTCACCTCAAAGAGGTGACTTAACTAGAATTGCAAAAGAATACAATGTTCCTAGTGGTACTTTTGAAAGACTTCTTACTAATTTAGATATAAGAAAAAAAATACCTCTTCAATTTGGTAGTGAAGCAGAAAAGAAAAAATATTATGCAAAACTAAGAAACGATGCAATAAATGAATTTAGTAGTAAAAAGTTTGAAAAATTTTTATCTGCACCAGAAACTTCTTTGGTACAAAAGAGCCATATGGGAGATTTATACAATCAATATGTAAGAACAGGTAATTTAGGTTATGCACCTAATTTAATTAATCAAGAAACTTTAAAAGATGTAGATGCAATTTTAAAAGAATATAATGAACAAATAAATGATTTGTTTAAAAACAAACCTAAAGGTTACAGAAATAAAATTGATTTATTAAATCAAAAAGGAAATGATCTTGCTGCAGCAACACAAGGTTATAAAAAATTTACTGGTAAAGATCCATTTACTGGAAAAGAATTTACAATTAATTTTAGTAAACCAAGTCAAGAATTAGATCCAACAAATTTATTAGGAAATAAAAAATTATCTGATTTAACAGCTACAGATAAACCAACATTAGAAATGTTAAAAGAAGACGCAATAAAAAATGCAAAATTAAGCAAAAAAGAAACAAATAAAATTAGCAAAGAAATATTATCTCAATTAGAAAAACTAGGTTGTGGTAAATCTGCTGGTGGTAGAATTATGTTTGGTGAAGGCACAACATGCGCAATCAAAGGTAGAAAAGTTTTAGAACAAGGATTAAAGAATGGATTTAAAGAAAGTGATCAAGCATTAGCAAAAGGTATTTTAAAATCAGGTAGATTTTTAAAAGACGCTGTATCGCTTAGAGGTTTGTTTGGTCCTGCAGCTTTAGCATTTACTGCAGCAGCAGAAGCAGGAATCGTGGGCTATGATATGTTAGCAAGTGGTAAATCATTTAGAGAAGCAATTGGTGATAGTATATTTAATTATGCATTAGGAGATAAAACTAAAATAGATTCTGATAAAGAGTTTATGAAAAGATTAAAAAATATAACAGTTGGACCACAAGGTTATCAACGTATGAGTGATGCAGAGATTGGTAAAATGTTAAATTTTAAAACTAACTTAGACGACATGCAGCAAGGTTTTAGTTTATATAAAAAGTTAGAAGACGTAGACCAAGCTATTTTAGATAATAGAGCAAGTCAAGACGGAACTAAAATGTTTTCTGATAATGCTTTTCAACTAGAAGCTCAAAAAGATAAAATACAAGCTGACATACAAGATTACAATAGAGCAGGAACTCCAAAAAAAGTGACTGATTTTTTATTGTCTGATGCAGCCACACAAGGAGCTGATGCATCAGCTCTTGCAAATTTATTGGTTAAAGAAGATCAATTAAAAGATGCTGGAACTGCAGGTATTCTACCTAAAGTAGATGAAGGTATTGCAAAAAATTTAAAACAAACACAATATGGTATAGAAAATTTATTTAAAAAACCTGATCCATTTAGAGAAAAATTTATGAGTTTGCCTAAAGGTGAACAAAGCACTATAATGAGTTATGGTTATCCAAGATATATGGAAGGAGGCATAGCTAGTTTAAATGTCAAAAAATAGAAAACCACAAACTAAAAAACCTAATTTAGCTCAAAAGCTTCAAACTAATCCTGGTTTTAAATGGTGGTCAGTACCACCTAAAAAGGGACCGCTATCACAGGGGTTGAAATTACCACAAAAACAAGTTAAGAAAGTTTAGGAGAACATATATGGCAGAAATAGACAAGTCTCTCCCTAACGATAAACGACCTGACGAAGTTGCAGAAGAGGTTAACGTTGAGGAGATCGAAGAATTAAAAGGACCAGTAGAAGTTACAGAAGACGAAGAAGGGGCTACAATTGATTTTGACCCTAACGCAATGCCCATTATCGGTAATCAATTACAACAAGATTACATGGAATATAAAATGTCTCGTAAAGAATGGGAACAAGCATACATGCAAGGATTAGATTTATTAGGATTTAAATACAACAATAGAACTGAACCTTTTCAAGGAGCAAGTGGTGCAACACACCCAGTGCTTGCGGAAGCTGTTACACAATTTCAAGCTCTAGCTTACAAAGAATTATTGCCTGCAGATGGACCCGTTAGAACAATGGTAATGGGTAAATCAGATCCACAAAAAGAAATGCAAGCACAAAGAGTTAAAAATTTTATGAATTATCAAATCATGGATCAGATGAAAGAATATGAATCTGACTTTGATCAAATGTTATTTTATTTACCTCTTGCAGGTTCAACATTTAAAAAAGTTTATTATGACGATTTATTGGGACGAGCTGTTTCTAAGTTTGTTCCAGCGGATGACCTTGTTGTTCCGTATACAGCTACCTCATTAGATGATGCGGAATCAGTCATTCACGTTGTCAAGATGTCAGAAAACGAGTTAAGAAAACAGATGGTATCTGGTTTCTATTCTGACATCGAGTTGACAAAACCAACAGGCACAATCACTAACGATCTTGAAGAAAAAGAGAGAGAAGTTGAAGGTGTTACAAAATCCCAAAGAGTAGATCCTTTATATACAATTCTAGAATGCCACGTTGATCTAGATCTAGAAGGATTCGAAGACCTTGGCCCCGACGGAGAGCCAACGGGAATAAAATTGCCTTACATCGTAACAGTCGAAGAAGGCAGTAGGAAAGTTTTGTCTATTAGACGAAACTTTGCGCCCAATGATCCAAAGAAAAATAAAATCCAATATTTTGTCCA